ATCCTGGCGCGTCCCTTCGCTACAGGTTGTCCTGGGACGGTGAAGGTAACAATTCTCACGAATAGAAGTCCTGTGGCTTTACTTTACCTTCAGTAGTCTTCTCGATTGCCTTGATGTATTCAGGGCGCGGCAATCGTTTCCCATCGTCTGTAGCCGTCCACCTGTGTATCGCGCTTTCCGAAACGCCGAGCATCTTGGCGAACTCACGATTGGTGAGCCGTTGTTTTTCAAGCCAATTCTTTAGCTTCATTTTATTCTCCGTGGATGAGAAAAATACGTTTGACACAATGGCTGGTGTTTGGCAATCTCCAAATTGTCAAAGCGTAACCGTAACCATAACCAACGAGGAAACCATGAACTTCAAACCGCAGATGTTTAATAATCGTACCGTTGAAGATGCCGCGTCAGATTGGATGGACGCAAAGAACGAAGAGATTGCGGCCAACAAGCGCCGCGTTGAAATCGAGGAAGAGCTTCTCTCCTTCCTTACATCAAAGACTGAAGGCAGCGAGTCCCACCAAGTCGGGCCGTACAAAGTCACGCTCACTGGTCGCCTCAACCGTAAGGTTGAATGGGATATGTTGCCGAAGCTCGGCATCCCAGAAGACATGCTGCCGCTGAAACATAAACCCGAACTGGACTTGAAAGGACTGCGCTATCTGGAAAGCAATGAACCAGAAACCTACAACACCTTTTGCAAAGCCTTAACTATCGAACCTGCTAAAACATCCGTAACCGTCATTAGGAACGAGAATTGATATGGCAATCAACCTACAATCATTACGCAAAACAAGCGTAACTCACCCACCCCGCGTCGTGCTTTATGGCACTCATGGGGTGGGCAAGTCGTCTTGGGCAGCACAGGCTGATAGACCTGTATTCATCCAGACTGAAGAAGGTCTGGACGCTTTGTCCGTCACCGCTTTTCCAAAAGCGCAGTCTTACGAACAGGTCATGGAAGCTATCCAGTCCTTGTTCAATGAAGACCATGACTTCGGCACTGTGGTGTTGGATTCAGCCGACTGGCTTGAGCAGCTTATTTTTAGGCAAGTTGCTCAGAACCACAAGGTCGCCAACATTGAAGACATTGGCTACGGCAAGGGCTATGCCTTCGCTGTAGAACTGTGGCGAGATGTGTTGGAGGGGTTTGATCTGTTGCGTAACGAGAAGAACATGCAGATCATTCTTCTGGCGCACAGTCAGATCAAACGCTATGACGACCCGCTGACTGATAGCTATGATCGCTACATGCTTGATTTGCACAAGGGTGCAGCCGCCATCATCTCAGAATGGTGCGACTGTCTTGCCTTTGCGAATTACACCGTAACGACTGTGAAGAACGATATTGGCTTCAACCAGAAAAAGACTAGGGCTATCGGGTCTGGCACTCGCGTGCTTCATACCCAGGAGCGCCCTGGCTGGGTTGCTAAGTCACGTTGGTCGCTACCAGATACCTTACCGCTAGACTACGCAGCTTTCTCAGACGCACTCGTAAACGCAATGCAACCGCAATCAAACGTGAAGGAATAAACAGATGGCTAAATTAGATTTCGTATTTGATCCGAACACTGTTGAAGACCGCCCAGACTTCAGCCTGTTCCCAGTTGGTGAGTACATCGCTGAAGTGACAGCCAGCGATTACAAGCCCACCAAGTCCGGCAACGGCAAGTACATTGAGCTTGAGTTCACCATCCTCGATGGCGAATACGCTGGCCGTAAATACTGGGACCGTCTCAATGTCCGGCATGAGAACAAGGTGGCAATGGAAATCGCCAACTCCTCCATGAAGGATTTGATGAAGGCCATTGGCAAGCCCAACGAGCATTGTGGGGACACCAGTATGCTTCACGGTATTCCGGTAAAGCTGAAGATCGGAATGTCCAAGCGTAAGGACACTGGCGAGGATCAGAATACGGTGCGCTACAAGCCTTTAGGTTCTCCCACCGTTTCAGCTATCAGGCCATCGAGCGTTAGCTCTGATGGTCCCAAGAAGAAGCCCTGGGAAAAGTAGCAAAGGGAGCCGGGGGTGTAATGCCCCCGGCATCATTTTATGATAGCCATAGATTTACCAGACCAAACACTTGCCACCATGAACGAGATGTTGGTGAGTAATTACCGCAACGAACGGCGCGGATACCTCGGCGCGTCAGGCATCGGCACGGCCTGTGAACGGCGCATATGGAACCAATTCCATTGGATTGGCGAAGACGCCATGACGGCGCAATCAATCAAAGCGATTGCAGATGGCCACCACAGCGAAGAGGTAATGACTGACCGCTTGCGGCTGGTTCCAGGCTTGAGTCTGTGGACAGAAGAACTCAGCGGAAAGCAATTCAATTTCAAAGACGGACATATCCGTGGAAACTTAGACGGCAAGATCAAAGGGATTCACAAGAACCCCACTGATATGCACGTTTGGGAACATAAGTGCATTAATGATAAAAAGTTCAATGTGCTCGTGAAGTTGGTTGTAGACAACGAAAGCACCGCGCTATTCAACTGGGATGAGCAATATTTTGCACAAGCCCAAACCTACATGCACTACTTCGGCATTAGGTGGCATTACCTTACGGCTTGTTCGTCTGGTAGCCGTGACGAGATAAGCTGCATAACAGCCTATGACCCCAACGCAGCCAAACATTACATAGATAGAGCGCGGGCTATCATAAAAGCAGACAGACCTCCGCCGCGCATTTCAGAGAGCGCGTCTTGGTTCCAATGCAAAATGTGTCCATTCACCGACAACTGCCACGGTGATAAGATGCCATTGACCAACTGCCGTACATGCGCCCACTCCACGCCGCTTGAAGATGGCTCATGGAAGTGTGAGTTACTAAACACGCCCATTGATGAAGAGGTACAAAGATCAGGATGCGGCAAGCACCTATTCAATCCTGGCTTAGTCCCAGGCGCGCAGACTGACGCTGGCGAAGATTGGGTAGAATACGAAATGAAAAACGGAACAACAATTAGGAATCAAAATGCTACAGTTACGACCCTATCAAAAACAAGCGGTTGATTCGGTATTCGAGTGGTTTGAGGGTAGTGGCCACAACTCTAACCCGCTGATCGTCCTGCCTACAGGCACGGGCAAGAGCCTTGTGCTGTCTGAGATATGCCGCCGGTCCATTGCCGAATACGGCGAGATGAAGATCGTGGTCGTCACTCACGTTATGGAACTGATTAAACAGAACCATGAAGAGATGATGCGCCAATGGCCCGAGGCCGACGCTGGCATCTACTCGGCTGGTATCGGTAAGCGCCAGCACAAGCCGACTGTGGTGTTCTGCGGCATCCAATCCGTACACTCAAAGGCCCACCTGTTCCAGAAGGTGGACTTCGTAATCGTGGACGAAGCGCACCTGATCCCGCGCAAGACTGAGACTATGTACCAGCGGTTCCTTGGTAGCCTCCGTGTAGCCAATCCTCACATAAAGATCATCGGGCTGACGGCTACGCCGTACCGCATGGACACGGGGACACTACATACCGGAGACGGCGCGCTTTTCGCCGGCATCTGCTACGAATACAGCGTCCTTGACGCCATTCGGCAGGGCTTTCTGTCCAACCTAGTGACCAAGAATACCCGCGTTGGGCTTAACACCAGTGGCGTCCACACCAGAGGTGGGGAGTTCATACAGTCTGAGTTGCAAAGCGCAGTGGATATAGACGAAACCAACCGCCTAGCCGTAGACGAGATCATAGAGTGGGGCAGCGACCGCCGCTCCTGGCTAATCTTTGGCTCTGGCGTTGAACATTGCCGCCATCTGCAAGACCACTTATTGCGTAGGGGTATTATCTGCGAGACAATCTTTGGGGACACGCCCAAAGGTGAGCGCGCACAGATCATTGACGAGTTTAAGCGCGGCGAGGTCCAAGCCCTATGCTCTATGGGGGTGCTGACCACAGGCTTTAACGCGCCAAACGTAGACTTGATAGCAATGCTGCGTCCTACACAATCACCCGGCTTGTATGTGCAGATTGTAGGGCGGGGGATGCGGGTAGCGGAAGGCAAGAAGGACTGCCTGATCCTAGACTTCGCCCGCAACATCCAACGGCACGGGCCTGTAGACGTAGCCCAGACCCATCGCGGCCCCCATGTGAACCGCGTAGGGGAAGGTGAAGGCGCTCTGGTTAAGACCTGTCCTGAATGTAAAAGCGTCATGCACCTGTCTGCGCGCCAATGCTTGGACTGCGGATACGAGTTTCCGCAGGAGATTAAGATTGTAGCTACAGCCAGTGTACTGCCTGTCCTATCAACAGCCGCGCCTACGTTCTGGGTAGATGTCGATGAGGTTAGTTACACCGTTCATAATAAGATTGGTAAACCTACAAGCATGAAGGTGACGTACTACTGCGGCCTTCTTAAATACAGCGAGTGGATTTGCCTTAACCATGAAGGCTATGCCAAACAGAAGGCCATTGCTTGGTGGCGTAAACGTAGCGAATCTAACAGACCGCCTGATGATATTTCTGAAGCACTTGGGCGGTACGAGGAACTGAAGCAACCTGTAGCTATACAAATCAAACGCAATGGTAAGTATGACGAAATCACAAACTACAGGTTTGATGTGCTACGTGTGCCGCAGGGAGAGTCGAGGCTTTCGGTTTGACCCGAAGGCCCTCGGCCTGTTTGACCCGGTGCTGCACTTTTGTTCAATGAGATGTATGGGGGACCGTATGATTGATCCAACGGCAAACGAACTAAAGGCAATGGAAATGTCCAGCGAACGCGCTGGGGAATACCTTGGCTGGCTGAAGAAGACCGACATGGCTGAGTTCAGCAAGAAAGAGTGGTCCGATCTTATCGAAGTGATCGTGACCGGCTACTTTGAGGGGATGCAGAATCTGGCCGAGAAGGCGCTGGAGATTGAGCCTGTGCCGTTTTAGCCACACCCCAATCTCTCAGACCACACGACGGCGTAGTCCATCATCCACCTAGTCGGGCTTGTCAGGTCCGGCGCGGGTATCATCAGACACACTCGGCTTGGGTCCGTACTTGGTTTGAAGGCGGTCCCACACCCGCTTACGGTCAGCGTCGGTAATAGGAACAGCAACCTTAGCAATGACGTCCAGCGTTTCTTGTGCGTTTTCAAGGGCTTGTTCCGACCGGCCAGCGTTGATTAACTGGCGGTCCCTGAAGTACCCGAAGATCGCCCCGAGTGCCCCGAAGACCGCCTTAATCAGACCGATCACTTAACGATGGCGGTCTTGGTGACCAGCCGAAGGGCGATATTAACCAGCGCCAGGATGGTGGTGACAACGGTCGCCTGGACTTCAGGCGTCAGGCCGAGGTCGATCTTGAACACACCCAGCAGCGTAGCTGCTGCAGCGACGATGTTTACCCACAGAGTCCGGCTTGCATACCATTTGGTCGTATCCATTTAAGCCTCCTTGAATAGATCAGTTACACGCTTCGCACGTTGCGGCGTCTGCTTGGCCCAGGCGCTATCCAGGGCTTCTCTACGGGCCGCATTGTAATCCCTAGCCTGTATAGCGGCCAACATCTTCTTAAACTTCAGCAGCGCACCTATGCCCATCTGGAAGGTCATATTGGCTATGGCCCGTTGAACGTCTGGGGACTTGGTTTCCAGCCAGGGTAAT